TAAGGTCAATCTCTTGTTGTTTTAATTTAATTAATGGATCTTGATCCTCTAAACCACTTCGTTGTTGTTCTTCAGCAGCCATATCTTTAATTAGTTTTGCTTCTACAGTAGAAATCTCTGATTCTTTTTGTACCATAAACATTTCTTGCATCTGTTGAATCTGTTGTGCAACTTGTTCTTGTAATGCAGGATTTTGTTGAGCTTGTTGCTGCATTTGCTGTATTTGTTGTTCTAACTTTTGTGTTTCCGGTAACATTTCTTGTTCAACTTGTTCCGCCGCAAGAATAGCAATATGTGATAAAATATGTCCTTCCATCATTGCATATAATTGAGGATTAATTTGAACAGGTCTTGTAAACATAAATTCAGCATGTGCTTCTACATGCGCTTTATGATTTTGTTTTGGAAAAGCTTTTGGTTCAGTTCCACGCATAGCTTCTGAGTTTTCTACAGCAGGGCTTTTTGGCGGAGGTGTACCTGGATCTGGTTTCAATAATGCATCAATATTATCTACATCTAATGCTTGATAAACTCTTCTATATGCTTCACGTAAATTATGTAATGCTGGATTAGCAATAGCTAATTGTAATTGTTGTTGTGCCAACATAACTCTTTGTGACATTGAGAATATATTAGGATTAGATATAGGAAGTATATCAACACGATCATCAAAATCATTTGCTTTAATTGTTCTGTTACCACCTTTAACCATGTAAGGATATTCAGGTGGAAGATACAATTGAATACATTTTGCAAGTAAATTAAATTCTACTCCTTGAGCGTAGTGTAATCTTTTATGAATTGCACTCATAACTTTAGTACCACGTTCTAGTAATGCTAGTGTTGTACCAACTGGATTCTGTTCATTACCTTCACCCATTTTCATATCAGCTATTGCTGCAAAAGATTTACCTGCGTCAACGCAGAAACCTAATAATGCAAATAAAGTTTGAGAAGGTTCTCTGTATGGTAATGGTAATAATGATTCTTTTATTGATTGTCCTGTGACATCAACATCTCTAAACTCACCTGGTTGTAAAGGTTGATCATGGTCACGTATACGCATTCCTCTTGCCTTAAATCCTGCAGGTAGGTTCGCGAGTGTACCAGCATCAATTAACTGCCGCAAAACACTTGTTGCTGTTCGCGATAACCCACCTAACATGTGTATTAGACCAAAGCCATAAAAGCCTAAGCCTGGGAGGAATTTGTAATGAGTAAAATAATCTATTCTTCCTTTAGCTGGATCTTGTTCTCTCCAGTTTCTACGAATAGATAAAACCTCACTACTGTATTGATCAATAGTAACTATGTAAGGAAGTTTAATACCTTGTGGATCTTCAAATCCTGGTACGTCTATATCAACGTGCATTTCTAATAAAGTGTGATAATCATCTCCTTCTGGAATTTCTTTTGAAACTCCTTCTAGTTCATCAACTTTTTCTTTTACTTCATTAGTTGTAGATACACTTCCTGATACAATTGGAATATCTCTATAAAAACCATTTACTTGTTGTTTACGTAAACTGTTTGCATCGACTTTTGTAACGTGAGTAATTCTGTTAGCATCTTCTAAAGAAGACGCACCATAATTAATCACACAATCTTCTCCTGACACAAATTTAGATACAGGACGCATTAATTGTCCATCGTAATATGTTTTCTTAAATGCTGACCCTGAAAGCGGTAAATAAAATAATAATTGGTCCATATCTGGATCATATTCTTTCATGACATGTGTAATCATGTAATTCATGTAATCTTTTACTCTTTTAGCTTGTTCTTCAACATCAGGAGTAATTTCACCAACTATTTCTGTATTAACAGGTCCAGCTGGTGGTAATAATTCTTTATAAGCTTGTGCTTGAAATTGGGTAACTGATTCTGCAAGTAAAGGATGAATAACACCACTTGCACCTTCAAAAGGTTGTGTTCTATCTTCATACTTAAATCCAAGCATGTCTAAACCTTTAATATATGTATCTTCCCAATCTTTTCTTGAATCTTTATCTGATTCGTATGAACCAACACATGAATCAGCTAATTTTCTTAAATCTTCTTCAGAAATATAATCAGCTAAGTTTGCATCAAACGGAATGTTAGTTTGATCTAATTGTGGTTGTAATGGGCTACCATCTGTGGTTACTTCTACACTCCCATCTTCTAATTCATTTATTGATGGATCTGAGCTTCCTGGATTTCCAATTTCAACACTTGTACCGTCTGCAATTTCTAAACCATCTGTTAAGGCTTCAATCGCTTTTTCAATTGAACCAGCAGAAGGCATTCTTGATTTAATAGCCATTTTGTCCTCTTACCATATTTTGTTTAACAAATCCACCTTTACTATAAACTGGGATAGTTGATTGACCAGGAATACGTTGTCCTGTGTTTATATCACGCATTTCAATTAATGGAATCTTTTCCCACGTATATCCTTTTCCGTCAACTATTGTTGTGTCTTTAAATTTAAATCCACTCTTTTTAGCAATTCTTTTCATCGCTTTTACTCCTATCTCATCATAAAACTTATCTCCACCTTTAGGTATTCCACCATGTGCTTTTTTCATCTTTCCAGTAGATAATCCTATTCCATCATACCCTTTATCAGCTGCCATTTTCATTAATCCTTGTAAAAACACTTTTGCATAATTTTCAGATTTCTTAAATGGTGCATCTGGGTGAACTTGACCAGTTGAACCTGTAGCTGTCTTTTGTTCATCAACTTTTTTCTTTAAATTTTTAACATCAGTTACTAATTTCTTCATAGCACGCTCAATATTCCTTAATTCCGCTACATTTTCCGGTAATTCACGTTCTACACGTGGTAATTGCATAATATTGTCTTTTCTAAGCCTTGTTGACTCCAAAGTTTGCATTTTTTTGTCTAATTGCGCCGCAAAATCACTCATTTCCGCTAAAACATTGCTTTTATCAAGTCTTGGTGCGTATTTATACCCTTTTTGAGCAACATTTTGGTGTAAATCTGACTGGATTTCTTCCATAAGTAGTATTTTTCTACCATTTTCATCAATTCTTTCACTAAATCTACCCCATCCAAATGGCGAGTTGCCTGTATTACCTTTAAATACCTCTCCACTAAAGTGACCAGAGTCATATACCTTTTCTCCAGCTCTTACAGAGCCATCATCAAAATTAAAATAGAACTTTAATTCACCATATCCAGACCCACCTGGAACAAATTGTGCACCATCATGTGCTGGTGATTTTTTACTTTTAAAAAAGAATCCTCTACCTTCACTCATATCACCTAAACGGTATAATAACTTTTTGGTCCAAAAAGGAATTGGAACATCAGCTGTCATTACATTTCTATCAAAAATATTCAATGCTTGGTATAATTGATTAAATGCTTGTTCTTCTGGTATGTTTTTAGCTGTTGCTAATTTTACTATATCTTCTTGAGGTACTAAATTTTTTAATACATTAATATGTTCTTTTTTTATAATATCATTAGCGCCGTGGTACATTGCAGGAAAACCTTGTTCCCACATTGGTTTAAACTTTTCACCAGTGTTAAGATCAACATTACTTCCTCCATATCTAACGCTTAATAAATTTACGTCATCCATACTTTGACCTTTCATTACATTTAAAAGATGTTCACGAACTTTCATTCCTGTTGCATCTTGGGGAGGTTGATGTAATGCTGTTAATAGGCGTGGGTCATTAGACGTTACATTTAAAGCATTATCTGTGTCGCCATAGCCTCTTTTTTCACGTACCCTTGTTAACATATCAACTAGATCTTTTGCTCCACGTTCCACGGGTGCTGCCATCGCAATATCCATATCAATCTTTGGCATCTCTTTATTATAAGTTTCAAGGAGCTCGGTCTTCGATAACTTTCTTTTTGGATCTGCTTTTGCAATATTATTTAGTAATGCTTCTAAACCAAACTCATCAAGTTCTGTTGCTGACACACCAGGTTTATTTTTAATTGTTCCAAGCCACTGTTGTGCCGGTAAACTTGTTTCAGGCATGTTTTCAATTGCGTCAACTGTAGAAAGAAACATTGCTGGTTTATCTTCAACTGCTTGCGCGACAGCAACGTCTGTTGCTTTTTCTGCCTTGCCTGTTGATTTAATCATATCACCAACCCGGGCCACGGCCCTCGGTACTTTAGACATTGCACCAAATAAAGCGGCAAATCCGCCAGCGGCGAATTTTTGTCTTTGAATACTTTCTTCTGGATCTAATAATGGAATTCCGTCTGGCATGGGTCCTCTGTTTGGTGGTATTGTATCAGTTAAGTCTGAATTAATCAAGCCACCATCTTTTCTTTTTCCCATTCTAAATTGATTAATTAATTGGATAATATTTTCATCTTTTTTACCATAAGATTGGAGTGTTTTGTTTCTTGGATCATAAAATTGAATTTCAATTCCAAGATCTTCCATTTTTTTTATATTATCTTTTAATTGATCATTAATCTTTTTTAATCTATCTATTTGTTTTTGAGATAACTCTCCTGGATCTTTGTATTTCCAATTTCCTCCAGCCTTTACTGTGTAAGGTTTAAATGTGTGACCTAATATTTTATATTTTTCTATTAACAAATCAATAAATCC